TTTAGCTTGGTATTTTAATATCAACGATACTGTTGTTTCTCACTTTAATGACAATACTGTGGATATGGGAATCTGGAAATAAAACACTAAATAGGAGGTTTAATGTATCCAGTTAAAATATTTGATGGAGAAGGAAATCTATTAAGAATAGTTCAACCTGTATTTGATTATCAGCAGAAACCTAATAGAAGGTTTTTGGCACACCCATGCCCTGGTTGTGGGGAGAAAACTTCAAATAAGAAGTATTGTAATATTTGTGTAGGAAAGAAAAATGAGAAAACCCGCTCATCCAGACGTAAATGAACGGGCTTTCCCTGCTTCATCCCAAGGAGGTAGGAAATGAGAAACATTAACAGAGTAGCATAATTGAAAGCACCACGGAATGTTTAATAAATTACAATTAGGAACTCAACCAGCAAATTTAATTGCTAACAGCAGGTTATCTTCTGATGCGGCACTAGTACTGCTTAAACTTATGTATCAAATTAACCGAGTAAATATGGTAATAGGGACGCCAAAGTTGATATCTAAAACAGTTGGAATAACCCTTCATGACTTTCATCGTGGCATGAGGGCTTTGAAAAAGGCAGATTTTGTTAGGAAATACACTAAAAAAGAGTATATGCTTAATCCAGATGTATTGTTTAACGGTAATGATAAACAATACTATATTGTTAAACACATGTGGGATACTCAAACTAGCAGGGGATTAAGAAGTGAGTAAATTAATCAATATGGAAGCAGTGGATAGCAATTTATCGGGTACAGCTTATGCTCTTTTATTGCCTTTAACGTTGTTTTCTAACAAACAAAATGAAATAGACAGAAGAAAATTTACTCGTATGATAGATTGGATTAAAGACTACCGTACGTGGAATAAATATTGGAAGGAGCTTGAAGAACATGGGATCCTAGTGCAATTAGATAAAGATACCTGGTTGGTATCTCCTAATATTTGCTATTCGGAAGAAATGTCCCATAACACTTTAATTCATAGATGGAATGAGGTTCGTAATGCAATTAGCTAATTTAAAAGATGTTGATACAGATTTAGAAACAACGGACTACTTAACTAAAGAGATGCTGGCGGGCGCCCTTCCTGATAAGCGTTTTCGTAAGCATATCTCTGATAAAGTTGTTGATATTATTAATTCTGAGGCTGATAGTGAATTAAGACGGGTGTTTAGGGACAATGCATTAACGTACTCTTCCGTTTTATCAACTGGAAAGTACTCATTGGCGGCATATATAAATGCTGTAAAGTTCGTATCTCTTAAACTTATAGGAGATAAGGCGTCAACAGCTTACAGTAAAGTATTCCCAGATCGTTATCAAAACTTGATAAATAAAGGTGCTTCGGCATCTTATATTGCTTCTTTTGCAGATAATTATAGTAAAACAGGATTAATAACGAAAATAATGGAACAAACCATGGTGCCTACGCATATTTTAAATGCGGGCGTCTATCAAGAAGCTATTAATACACAAGCAGAATTAATGCGTACTGCTAAATCGGAATTAGTAAGGCAGAAAGCGGCTGAAAGTTTAATTAGCAATCTGGCCTCCCCAGCGGCTGCTAAAGTAGAAATAGATATTGGTTATAGTAATGACATAGTAGAAGATTTAAGAAATACAACTAAAGCACTTGCTCAACAGCAACTACGTATGATTATGAATGGCCAGGCAAGTGCTGGAGAAATTGCAAAAAGTGAGATTATTGTTAAACCAAAAGAACTTAAAGAAGCCACTTATGAGGTAGTTGAAGATGCTGACTAAGAAAACAGTCGATGAATGGTTAAACGATTGCGAGTATGAAGATGATCCAAACTATGTACCAAGTGAATTTGCTTTAGAATTTGTTTCGTTTGTCAAATTAGTTAACGGGGAAAAGGGGGAAGAAAATAAAACACCTGTTATTCACTACAAGATGCTCGACAAAATCGCAGGCAAAACCCAAAATACCGCTAATATGTGTGCTCGTGGCCTTGCCAAGACTACAATATTTGCTGAGTACCTATTTTTATACATTGCTGTATATGGATCTATTCCAGGATTTGGAAAAGTCGATTATGCATTATACCTTTCAGATAGTATTGAAAACGGTGTAAAGAAAATGCGACTTCGTATAGAGCGTAGGTGCGAACAAAGTGAATTTTTAAAATCATTTATAAAAGAATCTAGGTTTACGGATATACGTTGGTATTTTAAAAATATGGAAGGAAAGGAATTTGTTGTTACTGGGCATGGTGCAAAGACAGGTGTTCGTGGTACAGTTGAATTGAATACTCGGCCTCAATTAGCCGTACTTGATGATCTGTTAGGAGATGAAGATGCCCGTTCTGCGACTATTATTGAAAACGTTGAGAACACCGTCTACTCTGCCATTGACTATGCGTTGCATCCGAATAAACGTAAAGTTATTTGGTCTGGAACTCCGTTTAATGCTAAAGACCCTTTATACAAAGCTGTGGAATCGGGTGTTTGGCACGTAAACGTCTATCCTGTTTGTGAAAAGTTCCCGTGTAGTGAAGAGGAATTCAGGGGTGCTTGGGAAGATAGATTTAGCTACGAATATGTGAATACACAATATTTAAAAGCTAAAGGGGCAGGTAAACTAGATTCGTTTAATCAAGAATTAATGCTAAGAATTACGAGTGAAGAAGACCGTCTCGTTAACGATTCCGATATAGTTTGGTATAAAAGAAACAACGTACTTAAAAATAGAGGAGCTTATAATTTTTACATTACTACGGATTTTGCTACATCTGATCGAGAACATGCCGACTTCAGCGTAATTAATGTTTGGGCTTTAAATAACAATGGAGATTGGATGTGGGTAGATGGATTTTGTAAACGGACGCTGATGAATGACACCATTGATGCGTTATTTCGTTTAGTTCAAGAATGGAAACCTCAAGAAGTTGGTATTGAAACAACTGGGCAACAAGGCGGATTTATAAGTTGGATTCAAAATGAAATGGGTCATCGTAATAATTATTTTACGTTGTCGAAAGGAAAAAATAGTAATACGATAGGTATTAGGCCGACTAAAGATAAAATGAGTCGTTTTCAACAAAATGCTGTACCATTATTTAAATCTAAGAAGATATGGCTACCAGAAGAATTAATGGATAGTCCTGAATTAGAAGAGTTGCTTTTTGAGTTGTCTTTAGCTACTCTAAAGGGGTTTAAAAGTAAGCATGATGACCATATTGATACAATTAGTATGATTGCTGAATTGAATGCCTGGCGACCGAATGAAGTATCTATTTCAGAAGAAGAAGAAGATAGATTACAAAGTTCTCCGATGTGGGGAGACGATAATATGACTCCGCAACGGGGAGATAGTTCGTATTTTGTTTAACCATCACGGCAGGGTAGTTCCTTCTCTTCCTACCGATGCTGTGCCTCCAGGGTAGGTCGGTTCGGCACCGACCTACCCGCCCTATAGAGGTTATTATGAAAGTTTCAGAATATATTAATTATTTAATTACTGGTGAATGTAGTAAGTTAGCTATTTCTGATGTTGGGGATATGACAGCAAATCCCAGTCCAGTTCCAACTGCTGTTCAAGTAGCAAATCAAGGTAAATTTATTAATTATGTAAATTTAGCTAACCTAGCATTGCATAAACGATTCCATTTACTAAAAAAAGACTATGAACTGGATCAACCCATAGATGGTGAAGAATATGTATTACCTTCTGATTTTCTTGTTCCTATTCATGCTTATTATACTTCGGATTTTGATCCCGTAGCTGTTAAAGATGAGGATGTTAAATTAGTATCAGGAGTTGATCAACATGTAGCTATTTTGTTGCCCGAACCGTTTAAAGCAGAAATTAAGGGAACGGATGCAGAAACTCCTAAACGGAATCAAATTATATTACGTTATGCAGCCGCACCGAAAACAGCTAAAAATACGTATACAGACTTAAAAATCAATCAAGTATATACAGAAGCTCTACTTAATTATGCGGCTTATAAAGCCCATGCTGCTATTAGTGGTATGATGAATGATGAAAATAATACTTATTTAATGCGATATGAATCTAGTTGTAAACAACTTATTAATTCAGGAATGTGGGGCAATAACGAAATTGAAGTTAATACAAAGCTAGAAGATAATGGATTTGTATAATTAGTTTGACATTTGACAGAACTAACGTATCTTATAGTTGCGCAGGGTGCCTACGCTGAGAACAACCTCTTATGATATTTAGGAGTTAACAATGGCATACTATGATGAGATACAAGTAGTAGCTAATGATACAAAACCAGAAGTAAATCTTA